AGAGTGAGTGTTATCGAATTGCTTGCTACACTTACAGTAGCGGCTGGTGTATGTGACCAGTAATTATCAGAATCAGAGAAATTACCATTCTTTATCAGCTGATTCCATGGATGCGTATTTCCATAAATCTTCTGGATATTCGCTATCGCATCTTCCGTGACAGTTCTTGCAGAGAACTCAGCAGATACGGCATCAGACGAGGTACTCTGTATGAGATACTTCGCCTTAATATCCTCTTCAGTATTATTAGGTAATCTTACTTTACTTATACTCATAGTTAACTAACACTTGTAGAGAGGTCATCATATACAGCAACTTTAACTTTATCATTAGTTCCTGCTGTTATTGTTTGACCTGCTGCAGTGCCAGTTCCTATATTAGTAACTGCTGTACCGGTTGTAGCTGTACCTAAACCAGTCATAACTGAATCTCCACCACCATTAGCAGCAAGTCCTCCAGTAGCTACAGTAATAGCAGTACCTAATGTAACTTTACTTGCACTAAGCTCCGTACCTAAAGTTGGAGCTGAACCATTATTACCACTTATAATAAGGGTCTCAGCATCTGCACCAGTTCCCATAGCAAAAGTCCAAGTAGATGCTGCTCCTGCATTTGTTACATTAGGAATAGAGACATTTGAATTACCAGTTACATTAGGGACTGTAGTAGTTGATAATTTGCTGGTAGCTCCTGGATAGGATTTAACAAAAGTGTCTGTAGAACCACCAGAAAAAGTAACTGATGAACTAGCGGCAGAGAACGTAGTGCTTTCTCCAAGGACATTATCACCAGCACCTTTATTTAAAGTAACATTATCTTTGTAGGCAAGTGCTCCTAAACTACTTAAATCAAGCTGGGTGTCACCTATTTTCTCCCATCTTCTGTTTGCCCCACTACCTATAACTGCATATTCATCATATACATCAAGAGTTTCAGTCTGAGTACTTGATTTAACTAAATAGAAAGCACCAGCTTCAGCATCTGCCACACTAAGTGTTCCTGTATAGCTTACATTGTTGTAAACAACCACAACACCTGCCGGAATGTTTGATACAACAGGAGTTGAGTTACCATCCCAAGCAATTATAAAAGACACACCACCAGCAATCATTTGTCTGGCAACCTCGTCTTTTATTTCATAAGTATTACCAGAAGGAAGTGTGATTTTACTAATATCTGCCATATTAATTTCTATTAAATATTAAAGTTTCTCCTTGAACTGTTTCATTCACATTTAATTTGTTATTCCAAAATAACCTTTCATTCCTAGTTATGTGGATATCATTATTTCTTATATGGTCAAGAAGGTCTTTTGATAAATCCTCAGACACAAATACTAAATCCTGAACAAATCCATTTCCACTGCCAATCTTTATCCCAGGAACCTTTACTGGAACATTATGTTCCTCTATAGTTTTATAATCAGAATATATTATAATAGCCCCAGGCTTAGGAATGTAGCCTCTTCTACTATTCCAATACTCGGTAGTACCATATTCTATATTAAGACTATCAAGCTTTGTTTTGTCTATAGTTGAGAGGAGACCATGTACTTGTTGAGTAGCGTCTGGATAAATTGTTTTCCTTTCTACCTGATTCAACAAATCAGCTACATTATCTCCAGTTCTATTTAGTTGATATCCAGTTCCTTCATTATCCATTTCTCAGCACTTTTATAAATTGTCCATCTATTGTTATAATATTACCTTCAATAACCTGAAGATATTCCCATCTTCCTGGAGAAATCTCACACCCCAAGCTAATCTCTATAACTAAGGTTTGTGGTACAAACTCAACATCTGATTCAACACAAATACAAGGAGGAACTACTTTTGTTGAAATGTCATTAAGTAATAATATTGTAGATGTAATTGTTGAATCTATTCCTACTACTTTAGTATTTACATCTACATTCTTATTCTCCACTTTAGTTATTATATCATAGGGAGGAAAGGTGTAAATTGTAGTAGTTATACATCCCATATTAAACGTTTCTAATAGTTCCTATATTCTTAACATCTACCTCTCTTCGTTTCCCTGAAGTGGACATATGGTCAGGTACTTTTGCAGTAACCACCATCTTCATAATTCCAGGTCTAAGCAGGTCTGTATTTATCAACAGGTAGTGGCTTCCCCCTTCAGTAATGACATCTTCATTAGTAAAATGCAACTCTCTGTTTCCACAATAAATGTCTATTGTGTACTCATCAGTATTCTGATTAAAGCCAGATGCTGTTATTTCAACCTTAAACTTTAAATCGCTACCTATAAAATATTTCTCCTCTGTCATTTCTTATTCTTTAAATATGAATTTAAATCTCTTTTGTACCACATAAGTTCCTTAAATCCAGCTATTTTCTTACCACTTGGCAACTTACCCTCTTTAACTAAATTGTCAAAGGTGGCTCTACTTATATTCAGATAAGTGTATGCTTGATATTTACTTATAGGAGTATCTTTTCTTGTAAGCTTTTGTAAGCATTCTAGAATTTCTAATTCCTCCTCTTCAGTTACATCACTATTACCACAGTCAATATCATCTATTATTCTAAGCAACTGCTTTTTAATTTCTTTTAACATACCTTTGACTTTTGATGTAGATAGAGTATTATAAATATAGAAATTCCTGCAATAATTAAATTTACAAGAAATAAAGCAACTGAAGATATTGGAATACCTATATAATAATCTATCAAAGTTATGATATCACAAATAACTACATAATGCAGAAACATTCTGTGGTAACTACAAAACTGAAAACAATAACTTGCTATATAAAGAAATATCATAGGTAATAAAGACACTCCTCCTATATAGCCCAACACTTCCAAATCAATCCCAAAGAAGGATAGGGTTTGGTTTAGAAGTGTGGTTAAAGCCAGCAGCATTGGAATTACTTTAAGAGCTGCTATAGTTATTTTATGAAGTCTTCTTGGATTTAAGCTTACCGCCTCCGTCATATCTTCTTCTAGTCTTAGTTAAACCAGGAGTATGACCAAGGGGTTTGGGTCTTCCAGCAGGCTTTGGTTTATTGTTTGTTTTTTGTGAAGCCATTATTATTCTGTACCACTAGTATCTTCTGTAGTATCAACAACATTTATAGTAACCTTAGACATTGTCTTACCTGTAGTAGGAGTAATTTCCAACTTATCACCAGCTGCAGCTGTTTTAAGGTCAATTTCTCCAGTCTTTGTTTCTGTAGGTACTGGTGTAGCAGCAATAGTAGTCATACTGAGGTCATCTTCTCTTCTCTGCAGAGAAACAATAGTTTTACCATCAGGAGCAAGAATTGCAAAATACTCACCAGGTTTTACATAATTGGCGTCGCCAATTTCAACAGTTAATTTAATTTGTTTTCTCATATTCCTTATTGTTTAATAATTTCTTTTAAGTTTTCAAAATCATTTGTTGTATTACCTCCTTGGATAGCGCGAGCTAGCACAAAATTAGTGAGAGTAATAATCTGTTTTCTGTTCTCAGACAGCTCTTGTTTTAAACTTTCTACCTCTTCCTTTAATTCTCCATTTTGCTCCTTAAGGTCAGCAATCATGTCCTCATACATCTTTTTATACGCTTCTATGGCAGCATCAAAGTTTTGCACCTTAGTACCCTCTACTTCAGCGTTATATTTTTTTCTGCCAAAAAGCCAGCCAAAGAATGTACCCGCAAAGGCAGTGACAAGATAGCCAACAATTTCAATCATTTTTTCCATTATTTAGTTGTAGAAGATTTTTTATTTATTTGTTTTTCTTTTAATCTCGCATCTGTTTTGGCTTTTTGTTTATCGAAGTCAAGTCTATCTCTATCTAACTGCAGTCTAGAATCAAATTCTCTCATCTGCTCCATTAATTTATCCTTAGCCTCTTGAGAATAGACAGGCTCTTCAATACCATCATCCACATTTGCATTGGCAGAAATTGTAGCTACCAGAATTTTAGTTTCATTATCTCTAATATTCTGCTGGTCTTTCATTTGAAGCTCTTGCTGCTTGGCTTGCATTTCCATTTGAGCTTGCTCTTGCTGCGCCTGTAATTGTTCCTGCTGTGCTTGTTGCTGTCTTTCTCTCATAGCCTTTTCATCATTTTCAACAAATCTTTGCTTCTCAGCAATAGAACTGGAGCCATAAAGCTTCATAATTGTTGAGAATGAAAGTGCTTGATTTTGGAGAGCAGCTTGTGCTAAAGCATCTAACTTGGAGTTAAGTTCTTGAGTAGAGTTGCTATTATCTACAACAAGACCATAGTCACACTCTGAAAACTCATCACCATCAATATTAACAATTTGCATTGAATTGTCTGATAAGATATACTGGAATTTCTTACTTCTGCCTCTAAGAGCAATTTTAGCAGTTTCAAGTAAGCACTCCAATACTCTTTTCTTAAGAGATTCATGGTAAGTAAACAGCCACTCAGTAATATGGGATGACTGTAAAGTAGCCCTTTCCACTCCTCCAACAGTCTCTCTGTTAGCAATTTGGCCCTCTCTCTGTTTGGTAATACCAGCAACCTCAGCCATCTCAAGTTTAATAAACTCAAGTAAATTAATGTTTTGCTGTATAGAATTACCCAGCTCAGCATCAATAACTCCAGAAGAAGCATTATTCAGAGCTCCAGCAATCTTACCAGTAGCTGCACCTATATTACCCTCTTTGAAGGAGTCTATAACATTCAGTCCCATAGTCTTACCATAGTACAACCACTTGTCCATAGTCCAATCTTTAGGAACCTTTGCTAAGTCAACAGTAACAATCTTACCCCAGTTTCTAGCCATTAGTTTATTGAGTCTGTCATGGATAACATCATAGAGATAATTATATCTCTTCATCATATCCACAAGAGAGAATGGTCTAGAGTCATTTAAATTATAGATAGAGCCAATGATACCAAAATGACACCTAGAAGGATTACTCAGCCTATTATACTGAATAGCTCTAGGTCTCATATTTACATAAATATCATCTCCTATTTTAGTACCTTCCCAAGCCTCATTAATCCAGAATACCTTTTCTTCCTCACCTAAAGACTCATCAAGAACATAAGTTTCAGGGTAAAAATTATAAACTTCCTCACCAGTCTCTGGGTCATAAGACTTGATTTCCTTAATTCTTCTTCTAGATTTCCAATACACTCTGCAAACCCTTATATTACCAATAGTATCATAAGGTAAAAGAGTGTCAAGTTCATCAGTAGCAAAAAGAGTTTCTGGATTAATAAAGAAGTTGTCTTCTACAATATCACTCATCATATGATTATTGATGAATCCATACCTCTCATCTATGTTATCCATAGAGTCCACTACCTCTGAATTATCTGCAAAAGGAATAGTCTCAATGTATTTAACATCCTTTGTAGTAAGGACATCATAATATGTATCAATGATTTTACCAGGAGACCAGTAGTCCTCAAGTATAATCATATCAGCATCTTCAATTTTATTAGAGTATCCTGACTTGAATATTCTAACTTTTAAAGGATTAAGTCTTTCTATAACAGGTTCTCCACCAACAATATCACACTGATACATTTCCTCCCCCACAGCCATAGCATCCATAAAGCCTTGGTTGAACATTGATGGAATATCATACTCCTTCATATAATGTTGGAGTAATGCATTAGCCCTAACTTCCTTCAAATCTTGCCACTCATAGGTGTAATATTCCCCAAGCTTCTCAAGTTTTTGGTTAAACTCATCTTCAGATTGAGAACTCTCAGCAATTAACTGCTGAAGAGCAGCAAATACTTGTTGTTTCTTATTGTTCTCAATTTCTGATATGGCATTGGGATTAGTGACTATAACCCTAAAATCAAATATTCTCTTAGCTTCCTCACCCCTCAACACATTCAGTTTTGAATTCATAATAGGGTAGTGCTGAATTCTGTCTGGAATAAATCCAGCATCTACACTTTCTGGATTAATAATAATCTCAAGGTCTCTCATATGTAAGATACCATTGAGTAAATCATAATTAATCTTCTTATGAATTACTGACTTCCTTACAGGACTATATGTAATAGTTGACTGGTCTACCCCCCAGTCAACACATGCCTTTCTCCACTTCTTTCCTTTAGCAGTAAAAGAGAGTTGTTGAGGAGGAAATCCTTTATATGTACTCTTCATGAAATCTATTTTAAATTTGGTGCAAATGTAGAAAATATCTTAGACTTCTCCAACAGAATAAGTAAAAAATTAAGAGTAAGGATAATTTTTGCTAAATTTACCGAATTCTGGCATCATAATTTCTTTTAAAGAAATCGTCATTACCTAAGTATGAGGCACTTGCCTTTTCAAATCTTTCAGCATTTATATCACCCTGATAGAGAATTATCTTTTCTTGCCTATACAGCATAACCATACCCATAGCTCTAATACGGTCAACATTTAACTCAGGAGTATAGCTAGCTAACTCTTCAAGTAATGCTCTGTTTCTTATGGTGTACACCATAGGTATAGTTTTCTCCTCTACTTCTCCACTAGAGTCTTTTTCAAATACAGTAATAGGCTTAAGTAACCAATCTCTCAATAATCCATTTGCATAGTCATTAATGGCAGCAGATGCATTGACACCATATTTATTACTTCCAAAAGCACTATATTTAACAAGTTGTTTTTCTCTAAGGTATTCTGGAGTTTCTGCCAAATAGTGAGTACAGTTCATCTTGGAAAAGTAAGCAAAGATACCTTTCTTATTTGACTCAAAGAGGCATTTAGCATTATAGAAGAGACACAACTTTCTGCATATTTCAAAGTTATCATCAGCAAATGCTTGTCTTCCTGTGTACTCAGCAACTATCTTATCTGTAAACAAATCAAATACAAAAGTTGAACTAAGAGAAGAAGACTCTGCTTGGTCATTATCTACTGGGTCATGTCCTACAATATACCTATTATTAAATATTTGTCCCTCTCTATTTCTTTCTGGCATCTCAAAAATCTCAATTGCTCCTTTAGTATCGTTCTCTACTCCATACTTATGAATAGGTATGTCTGTTGTGGGAACATACACTACCTCACCATCTCTTTGTACAAGATCTCCTACATAAACATCACTATATGCTTTGGGGTCTTGGTCAAGCTGATATATTCTCTCATTAATAGTGGCTGTAGGGAAGTAAGAAGCTTTTACTTTAATAATAGCTTCTGCTGGAGTAATTGGGTCCTCGGCAATGACTCTTAATACAGATTGTGGGTCTGCAGAGTATTTTGCTTTATATCTAGCCAGCAGAATCTCCAAAAGAGCTTTAATAACATCTGATACACCATCCTTATTATAGCAACCAGACCTGTTTATGTAAGAAGGAAAGAAGAACCCAAACCTTGATTTGCCCTGCTTTTTCTTATCAAATACATTGTTGATTGCATAAATATTATAACCATCAGGGTTATATAAGAGAGTTTTAGCTGAACTAAAATCAGACTCATCCTCAGCAGCAGTACCAACAAGGTACATAGTAGCAAAAGCATAGTTACCATCCTCAACACCCTTTCTTGTAGTATCATAAAGAGCAAGTAATCCCTTGAAGGAACCCATCTCCTCAAACAGTACCCAACCTCTTTTACCTCTCAACTTATCCGGATTATCCTTTGCAGATACACCAAGTACTTGGTTTAATGAACCAGCATCTACCCCTAATTCATTTTTATACCCCATCTGCCAAGACATCTCATTTGGAGAATTCTTAAGCATAAGGTGGGGGAAGGGGGTGTGGGTAAATATAAAACCAAGAGCAGGCTTAAACTTTGAAAAGGTACCATCTTTATCATCTTTTAGATATTCCTTTTCATAGGCAGTAAGCACTGTAGTTCTTCTTCTATGGGTATCTGGATTGGGGTCAGCCTCTCCTAAAATAAGGTTATGAGTCATAATGGAAGAGAGTGTGTATGATTTAGCACACTGTCTTCTAGCCAACTCAATGGCATGTTGACCTTCAAGTTTAGCTTGCTGAAGATAATGAAATCTCCAATAAATACCCTCAAAGAAGAAAGGAAATGATTCAATACGCTCTGCCCTCTTAGCTCCTGGTATAATCTTATTTACAAGCATAGGATTATAGTTGAGGAACCAGTAGCATAGCCCGGTTATCCATTCCCCATCAGACTTCCTTACATATCCTTCATAGCATCTCCTTTTCTCTTCTGCCCAAAACTTTCTGTATTCTGAGTGCGGATTACTGTTTGGTTTTAAAAAGGTATAACAGCCATGCTTCATAAAATGCAAAGCTGGCTGCCTAAAGTAATCAGCATCTTCTATAATATGTGGATGTATTAAATCTACTATTACTCTACCCTGCTCATCATGAGGACAATCTTTAGCATAAGGTCTATTAGGAGAAATTAACCATTTTATAAAATCTACACTGTTTATAAAATCAAATAACTGCTCCCTAACTTCCTCAGGATAAGCACTTAAAAGCTCTTCTGTGGGCTGGGTCTGATATTTATTTACTTCTATCATAAGTCATCCTCAAACATTGCCTTCTCAACAGAGCCTCTTACCTTATCTGATTGAATATTTTCTTTAGCAATAGTCCTTTCTGCTTCATCAAGTGACGTTATAAGGTCAGGAATTTGTTTAATTGTAGCTGTATAGGTATTTAAAGTATAAATAGGTTTGCCTTTATCATCAGTAGCACTTAAGTCTATTGTCTTAATAAACTCTCTAAGTTTAGTAATAGCCACTCTAATATCCTCAAGAAGTAATGCTGACTCTGATTTAAATGAAGAATAGAACTGCATAGCGTCAAGAACTGCTTTATCTGGTTTCCAGCTTTCTGGCATTCCTTCTCCTAATTTAACTTGAGTACTTCTTTCCTCTTTATCTATATATACTTGATAGTCAGATCTACTGTCTTCCATAAAGTAGATATATGCTAATTCTTGGAGAGCCTTTTCTTTATTCTTTGATTTATCCCTCCTCCACAACTCCTTAAATGGCTTTAACATAAAGGCCTCTTCAGATATAGTAAGGTTATAGCCCTCATACTTAAATAGCTTCATACTTATCAAACTCTTGGAGGTTCTCAAATAAACCAGTTAAAAGAGCTGTCATAAAGGACTCTTTAAGAATATCTTCACATCCTTCAGGGCACCTGTCTATTAATTGATTTGTAAAAGCCAGGTGATTTTTACCTGGAGTGTGATAATAAATTTCTACTTTATATTTCTTGTATGCATTAAGTCTAGTTGGTTCTATGCTTTCTTTCCCTATAAACCAACCTGTTGCATTTGGAAATTTCTTCAAGTAGTAATTATTCAATGCTTTTACTATATAACTAGTTGTTGCTTTCATATCTTAAAATTAAAGCCCAGTTTTTAGCTGGGCTTTTGCTATTCATAATCTTCTACTATAAATTCAACATCTGCTTCATCCAGCAAAAGGTAATCTTTATCTTCCAGTTTAACTACATTAAAGTTATATCTAACTACACTGTTTTCCAGCAAATCGCTTTTAATTGAGTTCTCCTTGAATTGTCTAACTGCATATCTATCAGGATTAATGCAGACTATATCACCTTCCTTTACATTATGAACTGATGTGCCAACCGCTATAACCTTCTGATATTCTTTTATACCCTTTTTAAGCTTTGTGACATCAAGAATTCCACCAGGAGATGCCTCATCTTCAACATACATGTCCATTGTGGTTACTATTCTTGTGTACATTGGCTTTATTTTCTTAACTATCATATCTTATCTTTTAGTTTATCTAAGTATTCTTTTTGTTTCTTCATTTTTAAGTATCTTTCATATGTACAATGTAACTTGCCTATAGCAGGAATGTTGAAATTGGTTTTTAAGTTATTAAACTCTTCCTCACTCAACTCTTCCTTTAAAGGAAGGTTAGTTATAGACTCTCTTATAAAATTATAGAAAGACTTATAAATTGTATCTATAACCTCTTCCTTTAAAGACATTTCTTTAGATAATTCATGTACTATATCAGGATACTTCATCTTTGATTTGAAAGTAAAGTAATAATTGAAAAGTATTATTGTTTTCTACAATATTAGGAATAAACTTGGGATGAATATTACCATTTACAATAATACCACTCTTTCTTAATCTACCCATAATAACCTGGAAGTGAGCAGGAGAAAC